GACTCGCCTGACGTAATGTAAAACCGAATGGCCTCAACAAAGTCAGCAGGTATTGCGCTGTACTGCGTGTCAAGCTCCGCAGTGCTGCGCTTCTCTTGCCGCCAGTGACGAATGTCGCGAGACAAGTTTGACTCAGCCAGCGAAATAAATGTCGGCGTAACTGACGCCAAGTCATCACGGTTGAGAAAGTCCGTGACGTTAGATTGCAGCTCTGCGTAAGTTGTGATTGCCATTACTGTAACAGTCCTTGCCGTTGTTGCTCTTCATTAGCACGTTTTTGCATTTCTTGTAAGGCCAGTAAGCCGCCGGGTACAGATGCCAACGCTGCCGATAAGTTCTTTAAGTTTGACAGGCGTGGGTCAAAGCGAGCAAATTTGGAGCGGACTAAATTAGGTGACAACCGAACATCTACATTTGAAGGTTTTGATAAATCCTCCATATACTGTCGCTGCAAGTCACGTTCTTGCTCTTTTGTGTAACCTAAATTTTTAAATTGGTTAGAGTTGAAGCCCGGTCCCGTATCGCTAATATCTTTAAACTGAACGCCGCTTCTACCTTCGCGACTAGCTGCCTGTTCAATTTCTCGCGTTGATATTTTTTGACCCTCCGCCCAATCAAGCCAATCTGCCACGGCTGGGTCTTTTACGTCGTCTATGTTGAGCTGGCTCCAATTCACGCCGCCGCCCTCAACCACCGTGTCGCCTAACTTACTTCCAAGCCGCAGCGGGTAAATTTGAGCATCAGCCGAACCCCTAGCATAAGTGCTGGCAAGTGTTGGGTTATCTGAAGAAAAAACATTTCCCTGAAAACCTTTTATGTCTGCGTTTGTCCCGTGATAGCTGTCACCTCTAGGGAACATAGATTCCGCCCGAGCCATCCTTGACGCTTCATCCATCGGCAAATCCATGCCCGTTGCACCGCTTTGATACAGCTCAAACAATTCCATATTGTCATTAGGCGTCAGCTTGCCAAGCATCTCGTCGGTAACTTCGTCAGCGCGACCAGACGCTAGTAAACCAGAGATTTCCTGCGCTGGTGATGGGGTTGGCGTCACAGGGTCACGATACATAGTGTTGCGCGTTGTAAAATCTTTATTTGAACCCTTGTTGTCAACAAACCCAAATTTCTTATAAAACTTTTTCAATCGGGGCTTGCTGCCTCCAAAGGCACTATCCGGCGTCAAAGAAACCCTTGCGCCTTGAGCGTCAGCTAAAGACAAAATGTCTTCCATGACCTTTGTACCAGTGCCTTGTTCGCGCGAGCCTTTTGGCACCACAATCCTACTCAACTCATAACCTTTTTCAGAGTCGCCAAACAAATCAATAGAAACTTCTGGGTATTTAGATTGAATGATGTCTTGAATATCACCCTTCGGCTTCAACCGTACATTACCGAGAAGCGAACCCATTGCATTGGGGTCAACCTCAACACGCTTGGCCGTATCAAGCAAACCACGCGCACCAGACTTAACAGCCTTCGCAGCTGCGTCACCAATGCCGGGGAACAAACCCAACACAGCTGCACCGCCAAGTGCGCCAACTAAGGCCCAATTCGGGTTTTCAGATGTAGCCTCATCGTAAATCTCTTTGGCAGCCATCGCGTCACCGATGATTGGCGTGGCCTCAGCTATAAAGCGAGCCGCGTCCATCGGCGTGACATTCGGCACGTCAACCGCAAGCCGACGACCTTCGTCAGCATAGCCAGCGTAGTCGCCGGGTGATAGCAAGCCGACCAAAACTTACTTGCCGTATTTTTTTGACAGGCAAGTGCCAGCACGTTTACAAGCGGCGGGGGTGGGGCAACCTTTACATGGTGTCATGTCATCAATCCTCATTTTTCTGCACATTAGCACATTTATTTGACAAAGGCCATGCAGGGGGTATTCCCCGCAATATCACAGTTCGCCTAAATCATCCATAATCTTTTCCATGCGGGAAGACAGCTTCCAATGGCCAGCGCGCCAGCGGGCCGCAAACTGTGCCTCCTCTAAACTCAAACCTTTGCCGATGTAAGTCTTAATCCACTGATTCATACGGATATTTTTCATCTTGGGTGACAGCTTGTGAAACGGAACTTGCTTCATGCGATACCTTTTAAGTTGCGTTTGAGACTTTGCGTCCAGCTGGACATAGAGCCAGACAGTGCAGTCGCAGCATCGCTGGCCATTGTCAGGCACAACGCGTCAGCAAGGTCAGGTGACTTCAAACCGCGCTTGCGCATCTCATCTTTACTTTCAGCCTTCATCTTGCCAGATGACGTGAAGCTATACCTGATCGCCGTCAATTCAGCCAACAGCTGGTCATCCTTCGGCAGCTTGCACGACCTGTCCTCAAGCCAACCCTTCGTCTTAAACCAAAGCTCACTGCGCAAGTTCATATGCGTCTTACCCATGGCCGGTGCCTCGCCAACATTGATCCCTCTGACAGGCGCACCAAGCTCGCGCAATCTATCAACAACGCCGCCACCGACGCCAATGCTGTCAACCAATATCTCTTTCGGCCGCATCGACGGCGGCAAACCCTCAAACTCAGCCATCACCCGGCCAACAGTCTGCATCAAGTCCAACCCCTGCCAGCTGGTGATCTCAGTTACAACATTGCCATACCGCTTGCACAACGCAGTCTTATCCGTACCAAAGCGCGCAACGTCCAAACCCCAGATAGGCTTCTCATCCGGCGTCACCTCAATGTCACGATGAATAGCACTCTCAGCTAAATGAAACGGAATGATCGTGTCATCATCCGCCATCGGGAACTCACCAAGCACGCGAATCCTGAAGGCGTTGCTCTCCTCCCCATACCTCGCACGCATCTCGTCAACAAACTCATCGCTAACCAGCGGGCTGTCAATGCACGACCAACGCCGTGTCCACCAGCTGTCAGCCATCCGCGTCTGACTTTCGTAAAACGTACCGCTGGAGCGCGTAGGGTTAGACAGCAAGATCGTCGTCGCCGCGTGGCCAGACATCGAACCAGCAGCAGCCTCAAACACCTTCTCAGGCACACCCGAAGCCTCATCCACAACCAGCAGCACATTCTCCGAGTGAACCCCAGCCAACGCCTCCGGCGTTTCAGCCCGGCTAGTGCGAGCAGAAATAAACGCCTCACTCGGGGCAGCATTCAACTCAACGCGATCAGATTTAACCGTAAGCAAAATTTTCAGCTGCGGCGGTAACTCGTTAATCCAACGCTTCAACTCGGCAAACAACGCATCAAACAGCTGACCACTGGTCGGCGCAGTCACAACAACCTTATTCGGAAAACGCAGCAAAACAAACCAAAGCATAATCCAACTAGCCGACGTTGACTTACCCGTGCCGTGACCACTGCGGATGCTAACCTTGCGCTCACCGTCAGCAACAGCGCGCAAAAACTCAGCCTGATAATCATGCGGCGTCGCACCCAACACCTCCTGCACAAACAAGGCCGGGTCATCACGATAACGCAGCACAAACTCTTCTAGCGGGTTGGCCTCACTCATCCGTCACATCCTCATAGTCAGCCTCAATAGCCGACGCCTCACGCTGGCGGTCCTCAGCATCAATCTGCGCCAAGTCAGCATTGACCTTTCTCAGCGCGTCCAAGTGCATATCACTCACACTAATCGTAACATTGGTCTGAGGCCGATTGCCATAGCGCTCTTGATTATACGAGCCAGCCATAAACTTGCGCCACTGCACCTTCTCGCGCGTCGCAGCAATCTCTTGCGTTGAGCTGCCGCCATCTAGCGCGTCAACCATCTCTAAACCCTGCTCAACCAACGCATCAGCAGCCGTCAGCTTCGCGTTCTCCATCGCCGCCTTGTACTCCGGCACAGTGTGCAAACTATTGCGCAAATACTCCCGGCTGCACTCAAACTCTTTCGCCATCGCCGTCACCGTAGTGCCAGATGACAGCCGATCAAATATATACTCAGCGCCGCCGTTCTTGGCGACCTCAGCTAAAATGCGTTTGCGTAAAGCCTTCCCGGCCATCGTGGTAACTCCCGTTTTTTTAAATTTTACTCTGAGTGAGCATCGGTTGGCAAGAGGGGGGCCGGGGGGGGCTAAAGATAACCGAAGCCTGCAACGCCGTCGCGGCACTTGCGCTGGATCGTGACAGCAGCAACGCCATGCTCATCGGCAGCCAACGCAGCAGAGGCAAACTCGCCCAGCGGCGTGAAGACTGCACGCGCACGAGGGTGGCTGGCTCGATCCCGCAAGTGGTCAGCTCGTCCGGGCCGACGCCGCCCCTTCGCATCCATGTCAGCCGTGTTGTCCTTGTAGCTACCGCCGCGAAGGTGGGCTAAGTTGCAGCAACTCGGGTTATCGCATGT